TAAGACTTCTGCCAAAGAGGGTAGAGATTCTTTGTGGTATCGTCAAGTGGGCAATCGTGCTGAGAGGTTGATGACTAGGTTAGAAAATGTCTAAAATTTTGATGGGGATTATAGCAGCGATGGGAGTTGGGGGATACCTCTACTACCAGACTGCTATAGTACCTATGAAAAATAAATTAGAAGAACAAACGGCAGTAATACTTGCCCAAGACTTGCGAGATCAAGAGCAAAAAGCTACAATCGTCGCAATACAAGAGACTATGGAGAAGACAGCAAAAGCAAGTGCAAATCTTCAAAAGCAGAATCAACAGTATGAAACTCAGATGACCGACTACTTGGACATCTTTCGCAGACATAACATAGCGCAGTTAGCTAGTGCAAAGCCTGGTTTAATGACTACGCGAGCGAACAAAGCCACGGAGAAAGTATTCAATGAAATTGAAGATATTAGCAAGCGCATTAACGCTCTTAACGATTAGTGGATGTAGTTTACTACAGCAACCACCTCGTGAAGTAGAGGTTATATCTACACCGATAGAAATTATAATCACTCAGCCTATCATGCCAAGACCTCTTGATCTCAAGGAGCCGAATTGGTATGTAGTATCTGATACTCGAATAGCAGACAAAGACGGTCTATATCCCGAAGGTTATACCTATTTCGATAAGTTCGTAGACGACATCAAAAAGAAGCATGGTGGCGATCTAGTATTTATCGCAATGAGTGTAGCAGACTACGAGTTAATGTCCTACAACACACAAGAGCTAAAGAGATATATTAATCAGCTCGGCGAAGTTATAGTATACTATAAAGACGTAACCACCCCCAGTAAAACTCCACCTATTGAAGAATAATTCTTGACAGTGTTTCCAAATTCGCGTATAATATATATTCAATTTACGGGAGAGTTACAATCAACCTTTTTTACCTAGACGAAGATCTCGACAAGTCTGCCGAGTACCACGTTGATAAACACGTCAACAAGATGATACTCGAAGCGGCACAGCTTATTAATACAAACCTCTGGATAGATCATCTGTTCGGTTTTGTACCACGTGCTATTACTAAAGAAGAGAATAAGATCCTTCAGACTACTCGGAAAGAACAGAAAGAGTTAGCTATGGAAGATCGTATCTTTCCGTATCTACCCACAATGCAGAATCACCCTAGTTGTGTATGGGTGCGTTCTTCATTAGAGAACTACTACTGGACAAACTGCTATGCTTTTGCTCTTGGTAGCGAGGCACACTATCGTTATGGTAGTGATCACAAAAGTCTTGCAATGCTTTATGCCTTGCCAGAACCTAAACACATGGAAGACCACGGCTTCACTCAATTTGCCTTGGCAATGACAGAGGAGTTAAAAGACAATGATAATCCTATACAGTCTTATCGTAATTTCTATATGCTCGACAAAGCTACGTTTGCTTCGTGGAAGTATAGAGACAAACCACATTGGTGGGACGAAGAACTAGCCGATTATGACAAACGAATTTCAGGACAATAAAATGACAGTAAGATTAATATCAGCATCACACGACAATTTATTAGAAGATATCGCAATGATGGCTAGGGTATCAAACCCTAGTAACCAGTATAATACTGAAACTTCAGAGAAGTTAGTAAAGTATCTAATTAAGCACAACCACTGGTCGCCTTTTGAGATGGCTAGTATTACTCTGGAAGTTAATACTACACGGGATATAGCGCATCAAATCGTTCGTCACCGTAGTTTTGCTTTTCAAGAGTTTAGCCAACGCTATGCCGACCCTGCAGCAATGGGATATCCTTTTGAGTTAAGAGAGTGTCGAATGCAGGATGAAGCAAATAGACAGAACAGTGTTGAAACTACAGACCACACTCTAACTGCAAAGTGGATGCTCTCTCAGAAAAGAGTAATAGCAGCAGCTGAAGGCGCGTATAAGTGGGCACTTGATAACGGCATTGCTAAAGAGCAAGCTAGAGCTGTGCTTCCAGAAGGCTTAACGAAGACTCGTCTTTATATGTCAGGAACTGTAAGATCGTGGATTCATTACATTGACGTAAGAACTACGCCAGGCACTCAGAAAGAACATATGGACGTTGCACGAGAGTGTGCGTACACAATTAATAAGTTCTTTCCTATGATTAAGGATTTCTGCCATGAGTGAAGGGAAGAAGTACGATAGTGGTAAGGCTAAGATGCATTTATTGCCTCCCAAAGCCTTGTTTGAAGTAGCTAAAGTACTAACCTTTGGTGCAGATAAGTATGGTGAAGAGAACTGGAGAGAGGTTGCAGATGCGCAGAACAGATATGCAAGTGCTAGTCTAAGGCATTTATTCTCTCATCTTGACAAAGAAGAGTTAGACGAAGAAACAAATTATTCACATCTAGCACACGCAATTTGTTGCTTGATGTTTAAACTAGAATTAGAATTGGAGAGTAAAAGTGAAGAGGGTAAAGAAGAAGGATTACGAGAATCTCACACCAGCGAACATCGAAAAGGTGATAAGCCTTCTAAACCCGAGTTCTTCGGACGAAGCTACGACCCCTACAAAACCGATAACTAAAAAGCAAGCGTGTGACATCTTAAACATTGCCTATAATACTACTAGGCTAAGTAATATTATAGAAGAGTATAATGATCAAAAACAGTATACCAAAAAACGTAAAGCAGGTCTGCGAGGCAGGCCAGCGTCTGATGCAGAGATCAATGAGGCGTGTTCGAGCTTCCTCGGAGGAGATACTATATCAGATATTTCTAAACGACTCTTTCGTTCAGCAGGGTTTGTACGCTCAATTCTTGAAAGAGTTGGAGTCCCGTCAAGACCCTCAAACAAAGAAGAAAGACTGATCCCACACTATTTTCCAGATGAGTGTGTCGCAGAAGAATTTAAAAATGAGGAGATTGCATGGTCTGCTCAGTATCATAGTACCGTTATAGTCAAGAACAAACTGACACCTGAGTATGTAAACTCTAAAAAAGGCATGTCTCCCGTTGACTATGAGAGTAAGTATGGCTGTCCTTGCTACAGTATCTATGTAGTACAGAAGATAGACAGTGAAGATACATATTTTTCAAATGTACAAACTGGAGGTTTCAGTGCCTATGCTCCAGCATATGAACTGGGAAAGCTGACTCATTTAGAAAAGTATGGAGTAAATTTGGAGAGGTTGTAAAAAATATTTCTTGACAAGAAGGTTAAAATTGCCGTATAATATCTTTTCAAATTAAGGAGAATAACATTGGGCGACCGATTCTATACTCAACAACTCAAAACTCTGGGCGACTGCCCAGGAAACAAAAACCCTAACAAGAGGACACGCAAAGTGGCTTGGGATGACGATAAGAAAGCAGAAGCAGTAACTTTATACGAAGCAGCATCACCTACTCCAGAGACTAGCATGGAGATTGTAAAAGATATTGCAGAAGAACTAGACGAATCACCTAACGGTGTTCGCATGATTTTAACAAAAGCTGGCGTTTATGTTAAAAAGACCCCCGCTGCTAAGTCTAGCAGTGGAACTACAGGAGGAGGAGGCGGCACTCGTGTCTCTAAAGCAGCAGCGGCAGAAGCCCTTATTGCAGTTTTAGGCGATGCAGGTCAGGATGTTGATGAAGAGATTATCTCTAAGTTGACTGGTAAAGCCTCACAATACTTTACTGCGATAATTACCAAAATTAACGAAGCATAAGTAACCCACCCCACTAGATTCGTCTAGTGGGGTCTTTTTGTATCTATAGAAACGACCTTGCAGTATGTATGTTCACAATAATGATTGCTGAAATACTACAAAGGAGCTATAGTGAAAAAGCAAGAACTGGCACAGTTAGTGCACACATATGGAGACGCTATTATAACTTACCGTAGCGAGCACTCTAAAAAACTAAAGTACAATGTTTGTACCTTAGATTTCTCTACTCCCTACATTCAAAAGAAGAAGAATAGGGCAAAAGAAACGGACGACAACCTTCTTTTCTTCTGTTGGGATACGGACTCATACCGACTACTTAGACCTGCTAACGTGTCTAGTGTTGTACCACTATCTGCTATTCTCAAGAATGAGGGCAGATAATGGAACTACACGAAGCTCCCGAAGCATACTCCAGAGTTATTCACTATGATGAAGTCAAAGAGATACAGGTAAGACTGACTATCAATACCTTTAGGGGTGTTGAGTATTTGCATCTGCGTAAATATTATATGGACTTTGACGAAGAGTGGAAACCTACCCCTGAGGGAGTAGCAATGCCGCTTGACCTTACCAACTCCAGAGAACTCTTCATGGGATTAGTAGAGATACTATCACTAGCAGAGTCAAAGGATATGGTAGAAGAACATTTCTCCGATCTTATCCAGGATCTGTATAAATAGTTCTTGACAATCTTGCTAAAGTCCCGTATAATATACTTTCTTATTTAGGAGAATACCATGCAGGACTTTTTAGACAGAATGAGTAAGTTGTACTATGAAGGTACACCTGCTGTCTCTGATGCGGAATTTGATATTCTTGCAGACAGACATAGCTATAACAAAGTAGGTTACACTGTTACTGACGCGGTTTCGCATACGTATCAAATGTACTCTTTGCAGAAGTGTTTCGATATAGACAAAGCCCCTCTTAATGTCAAAGAGTGTCAGTATACTCCTAAGTTGGATGGTGCAGCAGTATCTCTGCTATATGTCAACGGTACTCTTGAACTCGCCCTCACTCGTGGGGACGGTATTCAAGGCCGCGACATTACTGATAAGATGCGTGAGTTAGTCCCTAACGAGATTAACGATACTCGTCTTATTCAGGTCACAGGAGAGGTTGTTGCCCCAAGCAGTGTACCTAACTCTCGTAACTTCGCTTCGGGGTCTCTCGGACTTAAAGGACTTTCGGGTCTTGAAGAGTTCAGAACTCGCCCCTTAGTATTTGTTGCGTATGATGCTACCCCACACCTTGCACAAAAGTATGCTTGCTCTCTTGAGATCTTGCACAAGTTTGGCTTAAATGTGGTTACTCGCTTCAAGGCAGTAGACTATCCTACGGATGGTATAGTGTTTCGTATCAAGTCTAATGAAAAGTACGATGAGTTAGGTCATACTTCTAAACACCCACGAGGTGCCTTTGCTCTGAAAGAGCAGGCACAGGGAGTCGCAACAACACTTATTGATGTAGTGTGGCAGCTCGGTAAGAGTGGCGTAGTCAGTCCAGTGGCGATCCTAGATCCTATTGACATTGGCGGAGCAACTGTTTCGAGAGCCACCCTACACAATATTGAGTACATACGTGACCTAAATCTAGAGATAGGTTGTAGAGTAGAAGTCATACGGTCGGGGGAAATCATTCCCAGGATTGTTAGACGTATTGAAAAATAATTCTTGACAGAAAGCTTAAAGTTACGTATAATACTTATTCAATTTAGAGGAAATAACATGACCAAAATCGAAGCCCCAACAAACTGCCCTAGCTGTAGTTCGGTGTTAGATGAGGTCAATTACCTTTTATATTGTAAAAATCCGCAATGCGGAGAAAAAGTTCTTAAACTCATCGAACACTTTGCTAAGACTCTAAAGATTAAAGGTCTCGGCCCTGCTACGGTTGCTAAGTTAGATATAGTTTCTCTTGAGGAGTTGTACTCTTTAACTACGCACGAAATAGCACGACGAATATCTTCTGAGGTGCTCGCAGTAAAGTTAGTAGATGAATTAGAAAGATCAAAAAAAGCACCACTGAATATACTATTACCAGCTTTTAGTATTCCTCTTATTGGCAAAACTGCCTCGGAAAAGCTTTCCAAAGTCTGCAATGATATTGAAGAAATAGACTACGAAACATGCCGAGACGCAGGGCTAGGAGAGAAATCTACAGCTAGTTTATTAAAGTGGATTGAAGAAGAGTTTTATCAAGTATCTTTGTTACCTTTTAGTTTCAAGTTTGATAAGACTGCAACCATAACCCACGGCCCAACCGTTTGTATTAGTGGTAAACTTACCAGTTACAAATCTAAGGCTGAGGCTCATAGCAAACTTCAAGAGCTTGGTTATGTGGTCAAAACAAGTTTGACCAAAAATGTCACAATCCTGGTGAACGAAAGCGGGGTCGAATCCGCAAAAACTAAGAAAGCCAGAGATTCTGGCGTTCAGATCATAACTAACCTTTTAGAATTTATTGGAGAATAAATAACATGGCACTACCTAAGTGGACTGACGAGCGCACAGCTCAACTAACTGAATTTGTCGGTGGCGAAAGCCCCGTTTCTCAAGCAACTGTTGCGGAAGCAGCTGTTGACCTTGAAACCTCTACTCGATCTATCTCAAGCAAATTGCGAAAGATGGGACACGATGTAGAACTAGCTTCTGCGGCTTCTAGCCGAGCCTTTACCGATGCTCAAGAAGCAACTCTTGCTGCTTTTGTCTCAGACAATAGCGGAAACTATACTTATGCTGAAATCGCATCTCATTTTGAAGATGGAGCTTTTTCTGCTAAGTCTATCCAAGGCAAGATCCTCTCTATGGAACTTACTGGTCACGTCAAGCCTGCCCCTAAAGTTGAAGCTGTACGCACGTACTCTCCAGCTGAAGAAGCTACCTTTGTATCTATGGTACAAGACGGTGCTTTCGTAGAAGCAATCGCTGCTGAACTAGATCGTTCCGTAAACTCTGTACGTGGCAAGGCTCTTAGCCTACTTCGTTCTGGAGACATTGACGCGATTCCACGTCAAGAAACAACTAAAGGCTCTTCTAAAGAAGATCCATTAGCTGACTTGTCTGATATCGGTAGCATGGGCGTTGAAGATATCGCAGAAGCGATTGGCAAAACTGCTCGTGGCGTCAAGACTATGCTAACTCGTCGTGGCCTTTCAGCCGCTGACTATGATGGCGCAGCTAAGAAAGAAAAAGCATCTGCTTAATCCTTCTTAGTTTATAAGAGTAGGCTCTTCGGGGTCTGCTCTCTTTTTTAGATTTGAAATCGGGAGAATTTCATTGAATATCGCTAGTGCTTTGATAAAGCAAGTGCTTACACTCGGAGACTTTCAGACTTGGAGTGTTACGCACAGGCATTATCTGCCAGAGGAATATCATAGTCTTTATAAGATTATAGATAAACACTCTACCGATTTTCATAAAATGCCAACGATTGAAGATCTAAAGTTTGAGATTCGTGATTCAAGTACCCGTGAAAAACTGTTCGCAGTGGAAGCAGTTGAGGTCGATGCCGACCCTGAGATGCTTCTCCAGTATTTGAAGAACGAATATACTCAAAAAGAAATTCTGGACTCACTTGAAGATTATGTTGAGCACTCTGTTGCGTTCGAGGATGCACAAGAGTCCGTTCAACACCTTCACCAAATCGTACTTGATATTGAGCAAAAGGTAGATTTGGAAGACCCACAAGAAAGTATGCAACGTATTTCCTTGTTTGAGCCAGAAGAAGATTTAGCTAAGTACGTGCCCCTCGGCCTCAATGAGGAATACGATCACGAAATACAGTTCTCTCCCCGAGATCTTGTAATGGTTGGTGGTAAACGAGGAGCAGGTAAGTCAGTTATTTGTGCTAACATTGCCAATAGTGTTATCAAAACTGGTAAGTCGGCTATCTATTTCACTATAGAAATGGATAGTCGATCTATCCTTCAACGATGCTGTGCCATAGCCACAGAAGTTCCCTTTTCACGCCTTCGTACTAAGAATCTTAGTGTAGCAGAGTGGGAGAAGGTTGCTACGTGGTGGGCAGATCGTTTTGTTGTTGGGCAAGACCGCTTGAACGAGTACAAAGAACACCGTGACTTCGATAAGTTTCATAGTAAGCTACAAGTTGGTGAGCTCCTCCCGACTCAACAGCTCGATGTTGTCTATGATCCTTCTCTTACGTTATCTAAAATTCGTGCAGAGCTTGACAAAAAAGTTAAGCCAATGAATGTGGGTATTATCATAGTGGACTATATCAATCAAGTAAAGCGGTCGAGTCTCCCTTCTCGAGGAGGTCAGTATGACTGGACAGAACAAATCGAAGTAAGCAAGGCGTTGAAGTCAATGGCACAAGAGTACGATTGTACAGTATTTACACCCTATCAAACAGACGCAAGTGGAGAAGCTCGTTTTGCTAAAGGCATCCTTGATGCGGCAGATGCGGCGTATGCACTAGAGACGTGGGATCACGAAGATGCGTGTATTACTTTGAATTGTGTAAAGATGCGATCAGCCTCTATGAAGTCATTCACATCTACAGTAGACTGGGACACCCTTAAGATTGGCCCTGAGTCTGCACTCACTCCTAAAGAAAAGGAAGATTCTACGCACAAGACAGGCGAAGATATTCACGATCTTTAAAATATTTCTTGACTTTTTAACTTTTCATGCGTATAATATACGGATACTTAAAAGGAGAAAAGCATTTGGCACTTACATTCGGTAGTTTACGACATACTAGCTCAGGTAGAAAGAGAAAGCCTTTACCTAAATCTAAACGATACACACCTAAGTTTCAGCCTCTAGAAGAGGCCACCGTATACCGTAGAGAAACTAAAGAGTATAAATCTGCCGATGTAGCAGGAGTAGATACAACACTTAGTGCTAGACATAAGTTAGATTCAAAGTATACAATCGCACCTGCATATAACAAAGGTGCTTATCAAGTAATTAGTAGAGAAAACGTAAAGGACATTGGCCGGTGACAGTAGAAGAGCTATTAACTTCAAGAAATGTTTATTTTATACCCAAAGGCGGAGACTGCTTAGTTAGTTGTCTCAATCCAGAGCACGCAGATAGAAACCCTAGTATGCGGATTGATCGCATTACAGGTATCTTCGGTTGCTTTTCCTGTGGGCATAAAGGAAACATTTTTACATATTTCGGAGAAAAGGCAAACCATCTACAAGTAAGACGAGAACTATTCAAAAAGACTATTAGAGAAAAGAGGTCTGAAAGCATTGGTTTGTCTTTTCCTCGAAATTTAATGCCCTATACAGGCAACTGGCGTAGTATAAAACCAGAGACGTATAAAAAATTTGAAGCGTTCCAACACCATGACCCTGACTACATAGGACGAGTAGTATTTCCAGTACGAGATATATCAGGTCGCATAGTAGCATTTAATGGTCGTCATACTACAGGAGGTACTCCTAAGTATATGATCTCGCCTGCGGGTGCAAAGATGCCTCTCTTCCCTATAGTAGAGCCAATAAAAGGTTCTGTTATCCTAGTAGAGGGCATATTTGATATGATTAATCTACAGGATAAAGGTTTGACAAATGCAGTATGTTGTTTTGGAACAAAGAATATTAATGAAGATAAGCTAAGGATGCTGTCCATACAGGGCGTGGAGTCTATAGATATCTTCTTCGACGGTGATGATGCAGGACAGACTGCAGCAAATATAGTAAAAGAAATGGTTGAGCGAGTAGGCTTGACCTCAAGAAATGTATGTCTCAAGGACACAGATCCTGGGGCATTACCCCTAAAATCAGTACAAACATTAAAGAGTAAATTATATGCCTAAAGTTGCATTAGTAGAAACTAAACCAAGTAGAACAAATTTTAAGAAAGAGTTTGATGATGAGTTCGAGTTTGATAGCTATCAGCTCTGCTCCGACCCAAACATTAAGAAAGTATTAAGACGAGACTGTGACATCGAAATTGATGTTGATGCCTATGACTGGGTTATTCTCGTAGGAAGTGACGCACTTAAGTTTTTTACTTCTGAAAACTCAGTTACCGAATATTCTGGTAAGAAAGTAGAAGAGAAATTCTTACCTGTCATTAACCCTGCCATGCTCGCGTTTAAGCCAGAGGCACAGCGCACGTGGGATGACTCCAAGCAAAGTATTATAGAGTATATAACTGGTGATAAACAAGACACCTTAATTACGGAGTATAATGCGTGGGGCATACAAGATACTGCTGAAGCAAATGCTTTCTTTCAAGCAGCAATTGACGCACCTCTCGGCTATGTAGGTCTTGACTCTGAGACAACAGGACTCTACCCTCGAGACGGGCACATTCTAGGACTATCTTTATCTTATGAAGCAGACCGTGGCGCTTACATTGATACAGAGTGCTTAGATGAAGAGTCTGAGCGCCTGCTCCAAGAGTTGTTCGATAAGAAGATAGTAGTATTCCATAACGCTAAGTTTGACTTGGCATTCTTTGAGTATCACTTTAACTTTAAGTTTCCTCGCTTTGAAGATACGATGCTACTGCACTATCTTATAGACGAAAATCCTGGCACACATGGCCTTAAGCAGTTGGCTATGAAGTATACAATCTATGGTGATTATGAGAAAGGTATGTATGACTGGATGGCTCAGTACCGCAAAGAACATGGCATACTCAAGGCAGACTTTACATGGGATGCTATTCCTTTTGACATTATGAAATTGTATGCGGGAATGGATGCGGCAGTTACTTTCCTACTCTACGAAAAGTTTATTAAGATCAAACAAAACAAAAGACTTGCAAAAGTCTACGAAAACATATTAATTCCTGGCTGTCGTTTCTTAACAGACATTCAAGACAATGGTGTACCGTTTGATATAGACAGACTTCAAAAATCCCAAACTCTTATGCAAGAGCAGATTGATGAAGCGATCGTAGAACTATACAAGCATCCTGCCATTAGTAAATTTGAGAAAATTAATGGAAAAGATTTTAATCCTAACAGTACTGTTCAGCTTCGCAGTTTACTATTTGATTTCATCGGGCTTAATCCTACTGGAAAGAAAACTGGTACAGGTGCAAATAGCACAGACGCGGAAGTTCTTGGAGAGCTTGCGGAACAATCCGACGTCCCCGGACTTATCCTTGCTATTCGACAAAAATCCAAAATTAAAAATACTTATTTGGACAAAATCCTACCACAGCTGGACCGTGATAGCAGGTTACGCACGGGTTTTAACCTTCATGGCACAACTAGTGGGCGGCTCAGCTCTAGTGGGAAGCTTAATATGCAACAACTTCCTAGGGATAACCCTATTGTAAAAGGTTGTATTAAAGCGGCGGCAGGTCACAAGATAGTTGCAATGGATTTAACAACAGCAGAGGTATATGTAGCCGCAATACTAGCAAAGGATAAAGCCCTGATTGAAGTGTTTAAGTCTGGAGGCAACTTTCACTCTGCTATTGCACACAAAGTATTTAAGTTACCTTGTGAAGTATCAGAGGTATCATCTCTCTACAGTATGCAGAGACAGGCAGCTAAGGCTGTAACCTTTGGTATTATGTATGGTGCAGGTGCAAACAAGATCAGTGAACAAGTAACAAAAGATAGTGGTAAACCTTTTAGCAGGAAAGACGCACAAGAAGTCATTGACGATTACTTTGCAGAGTTCCATAAGCTAAAAGAGTGGATCGAAGATAATCAAAAATATATCCAACAAAATGGATTCATTTACAGCTTCTTCGGAAGAAAGAGGAGATTACCAAATGTTGCATCGACAGACAAAGGCATCCAGAGCCATAGCGTTAGGTCTGGTCTTAATTTTCTGGTGCAGTCTGCTGCTTCTGATATTAACCTTCTAGGAGCAATAGATATGAACTCTTGGATTAAAGCAAATAAGAAGAAAGCTCGTATCTTTGCTTTAGTACACGATTCAATTCTAGCAGAAGTACCAGATGAAGAAGTTGATGAGTACATGGTTAAACTCGCAGAGTATGTACAGCTAGATAGAGGTTTATCTATTCCTGGCACTCCTGTAGGCTGTGACTTCGAGATTATTCACCAAGACTATTCAGGCGGAAAGTTCGAGAAAATGTATGGTGATAACGTATAAAAATCTGCATAAACTAGTATTCCCAGTTTTCCTTTTAGATTCGGGGAACTGGGATACTTCAGACGGCTTACTCTTCTTAGACGGAGAGGTCTTAGACGATAAAAATCAGATAGGCAAGACATTAGGCGCTCGTAGAGTACAAACTCCCCACAAGAATTTGTGCATACTAAAGCGAATGGTTTCTAACCCTAACGGACTAATAAAGCAACGCACAAAGTATTTTATAGATAATGCAGGACGACCTTTCATTTATGAAAAGACTCTTATGCTACCTTTAAAATATTTAAAGATCAATAAAGTAGTAAAGAAAGATACTGCGGCATTGATATGGGTAAAAGGGCATAACTCTCCTTTTACCATACCACGCCCTCCCGAGACAGGATATACTTGGGCAGGACTTTTGCATGTAAAGGGATTACCTTGGATGCTTTACGAGTATTCTGAAGAGAAACTCAAAGACACTAGAAGAAAAGTATAATATGGCTAAAAGACGCAAACAAACACTTGCAGGGGCTAGCTTAGAGCTGCAGGAAATTGAACCCTTAACCAGAAACCAACTCAAAGCATTTGAGTCTAAGAAAAACCTTGTACTCCACGGATTAGCAGGCACAGGAAAGACATTCATTTCCTCGTACCTAGCCTATGATGACATGGCCAAAGGTAAGTATCAGAACCTAGTAGTTATTAGAAGTGCTGTTCCTACGCGGGACATGGGCTTTTTACCAGGCACTGAGAAAGAAAAGAGTGCTGTCTATGAAGAACCTTATAAAGATATCTCCAATGACCTGTTTGGTCGTGGAGATGCGTATGAGATCCTAAAAAAACAGGGTCTAGTACACTTTATGACTACTTCTTTTATACGAGGCATAACACTTAGAGATGCGGTAATTCTTATTGATGAGTGTCAAAACATGTCTTTTCATGAGCTAGACTCTATTATTACTCGTATAGGTGAGAATTGTAGAGTTATGTTCTGCGGAGACTTTCGACAGGCAGATCTAAAAGCAAATGGACTACAAGATTTTATCAAGGTTCTTAAACGTATGGATAGATTTACGTTTATTGAATTTGAAGTAGAAGATATTGTACGATCTGATTTTGTAAAACAATACATCATTGCAAAGAATGAACTAAAGCTATGAAAGCAGTCATAAGTCACAGGATATATATGGATTGTAGTGCTGAACTACAAGAGCAGATCGACAAAGAGCTTACATATACGATCCCTACGCACAACCCACTGGATCCGCCTCAAGTGATTAAAAACATGGGCATAATTCGTAACGGGTTAGTATCATTACCAATAGGGCGAACGGATTTAATACCAGAGCACTATGAAATAGTTGATAAGCGCGTGCACAAACCTGTAGACTTTCCCAAGTTTAAGTTTGATCTTCGAGAAAGCCAGCAGAAGGTTTATGATGAGATTGAAGACAATGCTATAATTAACGCATGGGTCAGTTGGGGAAAGACTTTTACAGGTTTAGCTATAGCAGGCAAACTTGGACAGAAAACACTTGTTGTTACCCATACTGTCCCTCTGCGTAATCAGTGGGCAAAAGAAGTAGAGAAAGTCTTTGGTTTTAAGCCTGGCATCTTAGGCAGTGGTAGGTTCGAACTTGATGCTCCTATCGTAATTGGCAATACCCAAACTCTTTACCGAAACGTAGACAAAATTCGTAAAGAGTTTGGCACAGTCATACTAGACGAGATGCATCACGTTAGTAGTCCGACCTTCAGTAAGATACTAGATACAAATTACTGTAGATATAAGATAGGGTTGTCGGGGACTATAGAAAGAAAGGATGGTAAACACGTTGTGTTTAGAGATTACTTTGGTAATACTCTTTTTAAACCACCAAAAGAAAACTATATGACCCCTACAGTACATCTTGTAGCATCTGAAATTCGTTTCATGGATGGTGCAAGAATCCCATGGGCTAATAGGGTAACTAAATTAGCAAACGATGAGGAATACAGGCATACTGTAGCAATGCTCGCTGCGGCCTACGCCGCAAGAGGGCACAAAGTCCTAGTAGTAAGTGACAGAGTTAGCTTTCTGAAAGCCTGTTCCGAACTAACAGGAGACAAGTCTGTGTGCGTTACAGGAGATGTATCGCATGAAGATAGAGAAACGCTTGTAGATGAAATTCTCTACGGAGATAAGAATGTTCTTTATGGAACGCAAGCAATTTTCTCAGAGGGTATATCGGTTGATACACTTAGTTGTTTAATACTGGCTACCCCCGTAAATAATGAACCACTACTCACACAGCTTGTGGGACGAGTGATTCGGAAGAAGGAAGGTAAAATATCACCTGTGATAGTAGATATCCACCTGAAAGGAAATACGGCTCGAAAACAAGCCTCCAATCGTGTCGGGTTCTATATGAAGCAGGGCTGGGGTATGAAGTACCTTTGAAAAAATAATTCTTGACAAATTAGTAAAAAGGATGTATAATAGTGCTCTTATTTGATTGGAAGAAGGTTTACGATACGGCAGAGGGAAATATTTCCTCGTGCGTCTTGATAATGGAAATGCTTATAAAGAAGCAACTACCTCAGAACAAGTACGACCGTATCTACAACTATTCTAATAAAAATTTTACAGGTTCCAGCTTTCTCCTCCATGGAGATTTGCTCCTGTACCATTCCTATAAGTATACGCACAGAGAGTTATGTATTTATTACGCCTTAGCTTCTTTAAGAAACTATGCGGATTATATTACTTCTCATAAAACCACACTAGATCCGCTACATTGTCCCGTGGATCTAGATCAAATAAATGACAACAGGCTACTCATAGTATTACCGGACGAAATAACGTTCATCTATGAAGAAGTCACACTGGAGACTATACACTAATGGCATTATCATTCAATAAGCAAACGGGCGGAGCCCAAAAATCTTCCATTAATACCTTTCAATACAAGGACGGCGATAACAAGATGCGCGTAGTTGGCGACATTCTTGCACGTTATGTCTACTGGATTGAAGGCGAGAATGGAAAAAACATTCCTTTAGAGTGCCTATCTTTCGATAGAAATTCTGAGCGATTCAACAACAAAGAGCAGGACTGGGTACGCGAGTACTATCCTGACCTTAAATGTGGCTGGAGCTACGCTTGTCAAGTTATTGACCCAAGCGATGGCGTAGTCAAAGTAGCAAACCTCAAGAAGAAGTTGTGGGAGCAGATTATTACTGCTGCTGAAGACTTGGGCGATCCTACTGATCACACAACTGGCTGGGACATTTGTTTCAAGCGAGTAAAGACAGGCCCCCTGCCTTACAATGTAGAGTACCAACTCCAAGCATTGAAGTGCAAGCCTCGCGCTCTTACAGAAGACGAATTAGCATCTATCGCAGACCTCAAGTCTATGGATGATGTTATGAGTCGTCCTACTCCTGATGCACAAAAAGAGTTGTTAGACCGTCTCCGTAACCACGGTGCAGAAACTGATGACGAAGCTCTCGATGCTGAGTTCAACGTAGGGTGATATTATTTACGGCAGACTGGCACATAAAGCTGGGACAGAAAAATGTCCCAGTAAAGTGGGCGACAAACCGTTACAGAATGTTCTTTGAGCAAGTATATGCACTAGAAGATCAGTGTAATATGCACATAATTGGTGGTGATCTCTTTGATCGTTTACCAAATATGGAAGAGTTAGAACTTTACTTCTCGTTTATTCGAGGAGTAAAGATTCCAACCATTATCTATGATGGAAACCATGAGGCTACAAAGAAGCACAAGACCTTCTTTACGCAGCTAAAGCAAGTTTCTCGAGATATTAATCCGCTCATCAATGTAGTAGACATTTCATACATTGACAAAGATTTTGGATATGGCATACTGCCCTATGCGGATCTTCATAGAAAGGGTGCAGTAGAACATTTTAATACGAATAAGCCTTTGTTTACTCATGTCCGAGGAGAGATACCACCACACGTTAAACCAGAAGTGGACTTAGATATATTTGAAGACTTCCCAGTTGTGTTTGCAGGAGATTTACACTCCCATAGCAATACACAAAAAAATATTGTATACCCAGGCAGTCCTATGACTACCTCATTTCATAGAAACCTAGTAAAGACAGGATACTTACTAATTAATGAACAAGACTGGAGTTGGATGTGGGAAGAATTTAAACTTCCTCAGTTGATTCGTAAAACAGTTACAAGTAGTGAGGAAATGACCGCTACTGAATTCAACCATACAATCTATGAAGTAGAAGGCGATATACAAGATTTAGCAGGAGTTAAGAACTCAGAACTCCTTGATAAGAAAGTAGTAAAACGAAAGTCGGAAGCCTCTTTAATTATGGACAAAGAGATGACCATACAAGAAGAGCTAGTAGAGTACTTAACATACATACTAGAAATCAACCCTGATAAGATACCAGACATCATAGGAACCTACAATGATTACACTTCGAACATTGAAATGGGATAACTGCTTTAGTTACGGTTCTGGTAATGAGTTACAATTAGACGACAATACTGTTACACAAATCCTTGGTACTAACGGTATGGGGAAATCCTCCATACCGTTAATCATTGAAGAAGCATTGTATAATAAAAACTCAAAGGGAATCAAAAAAGCAGATATTCCAAACAGGTATGTAAATGACGGCTATAATATATGTCTTTCCTTTACGAAGGATGATGACAGATACACAATTACTGTCAACCGAAAAACAAGTATAAAAGTTAAACTCGAAAAGAATGACTCTGATATCTCTAGTCATACGGCTACGAACACCTATAAAACTTTACAAGAGGTTCTTGGGGTTGACTTTAAAACATTCTCTCAGCTAGTGTATCAAAATACTAATGCGAGTTTGCAGTTTTTAACAGCTACAGATGCCAACCGTAAGAAGTTTCTAATAGACTTACTGCACCTAGAAAAGTACGTTGAATTATTCGAAGTATTTAAAGGTGCGTCTAAAGAAGTATCTAGTACGTCTGCTACGATAGCAGGGAAGTTAGCAACAGTAGAAAAGTGGTTAGAAACAAATAAATTGAGTGATACAACCATACTGCCCATGTTGGATTTAGAAATTAATACATCTAAGGACGAGAAGGCTCTAAGTTCTTTAACGGCAGAGATTGCAAATATCTCCGAAAAAAACAAAAAAATTACTACAAATAATCAATACAAGGCGCTACTCGATCAAATAGATATAGCAGCTATACAGAGTTCAGAAGTAACACAGTATGAATCCTATGATGATTTGCAGGAAGAGTTCGGTAATGTAAAAGCAGTCGCTGCGGGTGCTCAACGAACCCTTAAAAAGTTAGAAGAATTAAAGGAAGTATGCCCTACTTGTAAGCAATCTATTGATGTCTCTGCGGAAAAAGCAATGATTGCTGTGGAGCAGAAGAAGTATGACGAAGCTGTGGAAACTATAAGTAGTATTAAACCTAAGATTTTACGGATTAAGACTCGTAATCTGGAGTTTGAAAGAAATGCTACTGCGCAGAAAGATTGGGAGGATTTAGTACGTTCTTTTGATTCAAGCCTCCCAAGGGCAATCTTGGATAAGCAAGAGCTTGAAGAAAAGCGGGCATTGATTGAAAAAAGCTTGGTTGAAGCAAAACGTCTACGCGCAGATAACTATATTGAGAATGAAAGACGAACAAGACTTAATACTCGTATTCAAGTCATTCAAGAACAAACCGCAGAGTTTGTTGAGCAGCAAGAAGAGTATGATGGTAAGTTGTTGGGAAATCAAAAACTGGAAGCAGAGTTAGATACCCTTAAAAAGTCTTTTAGCACGAACGGACTACTTGCATATAAGATTGAAAACCTAGTTGGTGAACTAGAAGAGTTAGCAAATGAGTACTTGGCCGAATTGTCTGATGGTCGCTTTACCCTTGAGTTTGTTGTCTCTAACGATAAATTGAATGTACAAATTACCGATAATGGTAATGTAGTAGATATTCTAGCACTTTCCTCTGGAGAGTTAGCAAGAGTGAATACCGCTACTCTAATAGCAATTCGCAAGCTAATGAGTAGTATTTCAAAGTCTAAAATCAATGTATTGTTCTTAGACGAAGTAACCAACGTACTCGACGATCAAGGAAGAGAAAAGCTAGTAGAGGTTCTACTGAGAGAAGATATGAATACTTATATAGTCTCCCACGGATGGTCACACCCTCTCCTTGAAAAGATCGAAGTAGTTAAGGATGGAAACATTAGTAAACTGGAGAAGTAGATGAGTGCAGGTAGAAGAAGAACATGGTGGAACGTAGTAAGGGGAGCAGAGCTTACTAAAAATTATTGGAAACACGATTGCGGCTATATAGAAGTAACAGTACCAGAAGGTACTACTTGTACAAGTTGTGGTATTAGCGAGGAAGAATATGGTAGACTCAAGAGCGAAGGGAGCGAGAGGAGAGTATCTAGTACGTGATATGCTTCGAGAAGCTACTGGTTTAAAATTTGAAAGAGTGCCTGCCTCTGGTGCTCTTGAATACCTGAAAGGGGACTTATATGTCCCTAATCAGAGAAATCATTTTTGTATAGAGGTAAAGAATTACAAAGATTCCCCATTGAGTGATAGAATCTTTACTCAACCTAAGACTAACAATCTTATAAGATGGTGGAAGAAAGTTGTAATACAGGCGGCAGGTGGCAATCAAAAGCCAATGCTATTTTTTAAATATGATCGATCTAAAGTATTTGTAGTAACAGAGATAAAGCCAGAGAACACAGATGAGTATCTGTACATTCGGTTTTTAAACTGTTATGTACTCCTAGCAGAAGATTGGTTAGAAAAAGAAAAAGTGGAGTGGATAGGTGGCTTTTAAGTTTAACGAACGCAACCAAGACGGTGTACTCATAGTAGATGCACTGAACTTAGCTTTTCGGTGGAAGCATCAAGGCAGAACAGATTTTCGTGATCAGTATGTAGAAACAGTAAGATCTCTAGCAACATCTTACAATTGTGGTAAAATTATTATTACCGCAGATTGGGGATCAT